TAGAATATGAGGTGACGCTTGATGAGGCTTTAGCAGGTTGGCAGAGACAGCAAGACTATACAAAAAAAACGCAAGCAGTGGCAGAAGAAAAGAAGCAACTGCAAGCGGAACAGGAGGCTGCAAAAAATGAACGGTTGCAGTATCAACAACGTGTGGAACATTTGGTTCAGCAGCAGGAATCTCAGAAACCAGTAGAACCGGATTGGGATCAGTTGTATGAAGCAGATCCTCTTCAGTGGATGAAACAGAAAGAAGAGTTTCGTTCACAAAAAGAGAGAAACCTGGAGTTGCAGCAGGAGCAGTTTAGAATGCGACAACAACAGGAATACGAGCAGCAGGAGCAGATGAAAACTCATTTGTCCCAGCAGCACCATGAGTTGATTGATGCAATACCGGAATGGCAGGATCAGAAGGTGATGCAACAAGAGAAATCACAAATCAGAGATTATGCCGTTAATACTCTCGGTTATTCTTCTGAAGAAATTTCTCAAGTGTATGATGCTAGGGCCGTTCAGGCTCTGAGGCATGGAATGATTGCAAGTGGGCTAAAGGGTAAGGGTAAAGTAAAACTCAAACCTGCAACCCCAGCAATTCGATCCGTCTCACCAGGTTCTGCACCGGAGCAACCCAGAAAGCAGACTTCAGTTCACAAGGCTAAAATTCGGTTGGCAAAAACAGGCAGAATGTCTGATGCTGCCGAAATTTTCAAACAACTGTTGTAATCAACATTAACTAAAATGAAAGGAAAACCATGACTTTAGTGACAAATGCTTTCACTACTCATGCTGATGGAGCAAAAGGGATTCGTGAGGATCTTTCGGATGTGATATATAATATCAGTCCTGAAGAAACTCCTTTTGTCTCAATGGCAGGTAAGAGAAGTGTAAGTAATGTTTTATTTGAACATCAGACGGAGGCGTTGCCAGCAATAGTTACCACCGCACGTTTGGAAGGTGATATTATTACTGCTGATGGTGCGAACAATACAGTTCGTAACAGTAACCAATGTCAGATCCTCTACAGAAGTGCCGCAGTAACTGGAACCCAAGCAGCCATTAATCGGGCAGGCGTTGCCGATGCTTTAGGCCACCAAATGGCTATCATGAGCAGAGCATTAAAACGTGATGTAGAAAAGTTGATGCTAGGTAATAGTGTCGTTAATACAGGTGCCGATGGTACTGCAAGAACAACTGCAGGTATCCTGGCAAAACTGTCAACGAATATTTCAAAATCTTCTGCTGGTTCTCCAGCAGGTGCAAACCCTACGACTGCTCAAGCTGCAGTAGGCTCAACGGCAAGAACCGATGCAGGGACTGCTAGGGCATTTACGGAAGTATTGCTGAAAGCAGTTTTAAAACTCTGTTATGACAATTCGGGAGATAGTCCAACTCAAATCATTATGTCATCTGCAAATAAGCAGTTGGCAAGTGCATTCTCAGGTCGTGCATCCGCTACTCAGGTTGTTGCTCTACCCAGCAAGCCAGAAGAAGTGAATGCTAACGTATCTGTTTATATTGGTGATTTTGGAACGTATGCTATTCAGGCAGATCGTTTCATCAGAGGCGAGAAGGATGTGTTAATCCTTAACCCAGAGTATATAAAAATTGCTCAACTCAGAGCATTTGAAACTCAGGACATCGGGAGAACCGGAGATGCTTCTGGAAAATATATTATTTGGGAAGGTGGACTCCAGGTTGATAATGAACTTGCACATGGTCTGGTAGCAGATTGTGGTGCATAATCATTAACCTAATTTAACCTTAAACTACCCCTCTTCCGGGAGGGGTAAAACCAATTTTTCTGGAGAGAGAGAATGGATAGACTTGCCAAAAGCAACTACACTATTATCAAATGAATCTGGAGTTAAATCTGAAGTCCATACAGAAGATGGTGATGGAACACTTCATTTTACTACAACCCAGGATGTACAACCTACCTTAGATTACACAAAATACCTCAGAGAGCAACCTGTCAACAGAAAAGCAGATAACAGACATGTTGCAGAAATCCCCCCAGTTCTAGCAGCAAAACTTTACAGAGATGGAATTCTTGGTCCAAAAGGTGATACAAAATCATTATTAAAATGGTTGGATAAGCCTGAGAATAAATGTTTCAAGACCGTTGAAGGGAGACTTTCCTGATGGCAATTAGCACAAAAGCCGAATTACATACTGCAGTTGCAAATTGGATGAATAGATCCGATCTAACTTCCAGGATTCCAGAATTTATTGATCTTGCAGAAGCATCCTTTAATCGCAATCTCAGGACAAGAGATATGCTGACCAGGACCACAACAACTGCATCTGCACAATACATTGGATTGCCTGCAGATTTTCTGGAAATGCAGAACATTGAACTTACATCAACTTCTCCACCAAAACGATTAATCTATGCAACTTCTGATCGTTCTGACGATTTTCGGGAACAGAGGTCCAATACAAGTGGAGTACCAATTTATTACACAATTGAGGGAAACGCCATTCAACTGATGCCTACCCCTGATGTCAGCTACACCCTTCAGATAAATTATTACAAAACTGTACCTGCCTTATCAACTGTTGCAGATTCTGGAGACACCTGGTTATTGGTTGCTCATCCAGATATTTATTTGTATGGAACTTTAATGCAAGCCTCACCATATATAATGGATTCCCAGGCTGCACAGCAGTGGGATGGTTTACTTGCTAGATCAATGCAGGAACTACAGATGTCTGATGAGATGAGCAAATATGCAGGTGGGACATTGAGTATGAAACCTAAATACGTTTACACATGAATGAGACCTGGAACCCGGAAGATGTTGCAGGGAGAATATTATATGGTTCTGACTCCCTATATGGTAATGGTTATTTTGGTTCACTTGATTGGGATGATACATCAATTCCTGATCAGACATATGCTACATCATCAAACACAATAGTTAGCTGGACTAATCTTGATCCAACATCAGTAACTTATACTGAACAAACAATAGGAACACAAACCTGGAACTAATATGGCAAATACATTTACTGATAACTATAATTTTATAAAATCGGAAATAGGTGGCGATAATCAAAGCTGGGGCAACAATCTCCATACAACACTAAATAGTGCCGATGAAGCATTAGGGAAATTACTTGAAGATCAGTTATTTTCTGGTATCACATCAAATGCTATTCTCCTGAGAAAAGATGATTCAACAAATACAATATCAACTGATGCCAATTCAAAATATTTTGAATCTGTCCAGATTGGAGACAGAATCCGGGTTTCAGGTTCTGCTTCTGCAACAAATGGAAATGCAGCAAATCCTGTTATCCATACTGTTATTGCAAAAACCTCTGCAGATAGTATTACTGTTGCTGCAAGTCCAGGACTTGTAAAAGATGTTGATTCCACACATACAATTGCAAAAGTCATAGAACCAGTTCATATCAATAGTGGTCCAATCGTTTGTGCTCCACTTACAAGTCTGAGCGAAACAACAAGAGCAGTTTCAGGATGTGTTGGGCAACCAGGAACAGATGCAACTCATGCACTGGTGGCAAATGGTGATGTCACACTTGGAAACAGTGTCGCTAATGATACAGTAACCTTTACCTCCAAAATTGCAACAAATTTGGTCCCTTCTGCTAATGAGACTTATGATCTAGGTGCAGCCACTACAGGCAAATGGGATAATGCTCATATAAAAACAGGGAACATAGATTCACTCATTGCAACTACTGCTGATATTAATGGTGGTACAGTTGATGGGATTTCTTCACTATCAGTTTCAGCAACAACAGTTTCAATGACCGGTTATACAATTGGTTCAAATGCATCAAATAATAGAACAGTTAGTACAGGTGTCCCATCTGGAGGAGTAAATGGTGATATTTGGTATGAGATTGCATAATGGCTGCACCACGTTTATCTGTTAATGGTTATGATGCAGCCCCATCAAGTGGTTGGAAGACTGTTGTTGCCCCTTATATAAATGTTGGTGGTGGTACTTCTGGTTGGAAGGCTGTTCAGAATGTATGGATTAAAAATGGTGGTACTTGGAAATTAACACATAAAACTGCCAAAACCGATTCTTCTATATATAGTGCACAGTCAAGTACAACTTTTACAAGTAGTTTTTCCTATACCGTACCATCCGATGGGACTAGGTATTTAGAAGTCACTATGCATGGACATAATGGTGGAGGTGGAGCAGGAGTAACTTCAATAAATACGAAAGAAGCTCCAGGAGGACCAGTTGGGCACCGCACCTGCCCTTATCCCAGTAACTGGACAGATACGGTCTCCGAAAATGCTTGTGGTGGAGTTGGGGGAGTTGGGGGACTGGCAAATGTTGTATTAGAAGTTAGACCAGGTGAAGTATATAAAGGATCTTTTGAAGATGCTGGAGGAAGTAGTTATGGAACAAGTGCCGCACATAAAGACTGGGATTTGAGTTATGACACAAATGAATCTGTTGGTGCAACATTAACAGGAAATTATGGTGGTGCTGCTGCTGCCATCTCATTTGTGGATCATCCGTATTCTGATACTTCTTTGCTTGTAATGGGCGGAGGTGGTGGACAAGGTGGTGTTTTGACAATCACTGGAAATTGTTACTCAGGTGGTGCTAGAGGTTATGCTGTAAGTACAACAACTGGAGCAAACGGATCGAATGGTTCTTGGTTAGTTCAAAATGGAAGTAGAATATGGCAAACAATTAGTTCAGGTGTTGTCAGTGGTACAGGTGGTACAGCAGGATGTGCCGGTACTGAAGCACACCTGGGTGGTGCCGTAACTACATACTCTGGAGATGGTTCTACAGGAAGTACATCACCTTTTATAAAAATTATACCTTACAAGTCTAATTATGGGACTATTTAATAATGGCAAATCCAACAACTAACTTAAGTATCGTATTACC